GGGATAACTCACATACCGATAACGAAAACTGGGTTTGTGCGTAAGTATTGCCGTGCGCACTGCCTACGTGAAAAGAGCGATGCAGGGAAAACCGTACCTAATTGGGATTACGTGAACTTGATGCAGGAACTACAAATTACGGGTATGGAAGAATTTAATATGTTACAACGTGCCTTTGCAGGTGGGTTTACACACGCCAACGCCGAATATACAGACGAAATAATGTATGACGTGGATAGTTACGACTTTACAAGCAGTTACCCGTATGTAATGATAGCGGAAAAATACCCGATGTCGCAAGGCGTTTCAATCACGGTTAAGAGTACGGCGCAATTTGAGTTTCTGATTTCAAAGTATTGTTGCGTGTTTGATATTGAGTTTACCAACATATTTGCCGGCGAAACGCAGGACAACCCGATAAGTGCAAGCAAATGTTTTGTGAAAGAAAACCCGTGCGAAAATAACGGGCGCATTGTAGCGGCTTCAAAAATAGCACTTACAATTACTGATGTGGATTTCCACATAATCAAAAACTTTTATTCGTGGGAACGTATGCGAGTGGGGCAAATGTATTGTTACAAAAAAGAGTATTTACCGACACCGTTTGTAAAGTCTATCCTGCATTTGTACGAAAGCAAGACGAAATTAAAAGGCGTTGAGGGCAAAGAAGTGGAATACCTTAACAGCAAGGAAATGTTAAACAGTTGTTACGGTATGAGCGTAACAAACCCGTTGCGTGATGAATTTACATATAACGGCGAATGGGATATTAACGCAATGACAGCCGAACAAAAGCAGGAACTATTATACAAGTACAACACGAGCAAAAACCGTTTCTTGTTTTATCCGTGGGGTATATTCGTAACCGCATACGCACGGCGCAACCTTTTTACAGGCATACACGAAGCAAAAGACGATTACATATACAGCGACACGGACAGCATTAAGATAATGAACGGCAAGGCGCACGAAGCATATTTCAAGGCTTATAATATGCAGGTGCAAATGAAATTGCGTGCCGCCTGCAAACACCACGGTTTGCCGTTTTCGCTTTGCGAGCCTCAAACGATAAAAGGCATAACAAAGACTTTGGGCGTGTGGGATTTCGAGGGTACATATACACGGTTTAAGACGCTGGGAGCTAAACGGTATATGGTGCAAGAACCCAACGCACTAAAAGCAAACGGACGGGCATACGATTTTAGTTTAACCGTTTCGGGCGTGAACAAAAAAGCCGCTATTCCGTACCTTATTGAAAAGTACGGGGCAAACGGGATATTTGACGCTTTCACTAATTATTTGGATATTCCACCGCAAGCAACGGGCAAAAACATACACACATACATAGACTACGAGATACAAGGCGAGATAACCGACTACAAAGGCAGCACGGCGCATTACAACGAACGCACGGGCATACATTTAGAGCCTACCGGATACAGCCTTTCCCTTTCGGTTATGTACATAAATTATTTGCGAGGTATTAAATTTAAGGACTAAAATAATAAGAGTATGACAACAAGAAAGACAAAGACAGACAAGCCTAAATTTTACGACTTGAAAGCGATTTTAAGCAAGAACGCCGATTATAACGTGATATTCGGCGAAAGGTCAAACGGCAAGACTTACGCCGCCTTAAAATATGGTTTGGAAAACTATATCAAGACGGGCAAGCAAATGGCATATATACGCCGTTGGCGTGAGGATTTACGGGGCAAACGTGCCGAAAGTCTGTTTGCAAATCACGTGGCAAACGGGCTTATTGAGGAACTGACAGAGGGTAAATTTAATGAAGTGTTCTATATGTCTAATAAGTGGTTTTTATCTTACTACGATGCAGAGAAAAACAAGCGGACACCCGACCCGACCCCGTTTTGTTACGGGTTTTGCCTTTCAGAGCAGGAACACGAAAAAAGCAGCAGTTACCCGAATGTTACAACGATAGTCTTTGATGAGTTTTTGACACGGCGGTATTATTTGCCCGATGAGTTTATGTTGTTTATGAACCTTTTGAGTACAATAATACGCCAGCGCAACGATGTTAAGGTTTTTATGCTGGGGAACACGGTAAACAAGTTTTGCCCGTACTTTACGGAAATGGGTTTGAAGCAAGTGCCGTTTATGGAGCAGGGAACGATAGATATATACCGCTTTGGCGAACACGGCGCAATAGTGGCGGTTGAGTATTGCAGCACGATAGTACAACACAAAGCCAGCAACAAGTATTTTTGTTTCGATAATCAAAACTTGCAGATGATTACGGGCGGTAAATGGGAACTTGCAGTATATCCGCATTTGCCGTGCAAGTACAAGCCGCAAGATGTGTTGTTTGTGTACTACATTAAGTTTAACGATGTTGTTTTGCAAGGTAACATTATTCAAGTAGGCAACGAATGTTTCACGTACATACACGCAAAGACAACCCCGATAAAAGATGAGGAAAACAGCCTTATTTATTCTTTGGAAATGAACGGCAAACCGAACTACAAACGCAAGTTGTTAAGCACGGCAAGTTACGTGGAGCAACAAGTCGCACGGTTTTTCGCAATAGACAAAGTTTTTTACCAAGACAACGAAGTCGGCGAAATAGTACGCAATTATTTAATTACGAGTGCAAAGACAAACATTGTTTCGCTTAAATGAAAATAACGGCGGTTTGGTACAAATTTCGTGCCGAACCGCACGTTTTACGAAATAAATAACTACCTTTGCAATAGGAACTAAAATTTATTGATATGGACGCAAATACTATTATTCAAATCATTTCAAGTTTGGGCTTTCCGATTGTGATGTGTGGTGCATTGTTTTGGTATATGGTGAAACAAAGGCAGACGCACCGGGAAGAAACGGAACACCTAAAAGATACGATTGCGGAAAATACGAAAGTGTTAGCCGAATTAACAACGCTTATTAAAGTTTTGACAGATGAGAAAGAAAGATAACATTTACAAGTTGTACCAAGCGCAAATAAGGGATAAGGACACTGCCGTAACCGAATTTATTGCGAATACTTTGGCGAAAACTCAAAGTATGTTTGAGTACGAGGGTTTGCCCGAAAGCATACCGCAAAAGGAATTGGAACGCCTTTTGCAGACAACGGGCAACGTGTTTGTTACAAAGGTGGACGGGGTTTTGTATGCGCTTACCGGCGGCAAAGGCGGCGAACCCGATGTTTACGGACGGGCAACGCTTTACACCGTGGCGAACCCTGCATTACGACTTTCCAAAACCTACGATATACAGAAAGACGGGGTTTTGATTGAGAACGACAGCAACGGCGAAAGCCTTTTGCCGCTTATCGGGCGTTATGCCGTGTTATATACGGACGGGCTTATTTCGTTGAACACCGCCAGCATTTTGACCCGTATCACGATGCTGATAAGTGCCGGCGATGACAAGACGAAACAGAGTGCCGAAGAATTTTTGCGCAAGATACAAGACGGTGATTTTTCAATCATTGGGGAAAACGCATTTTTCAAGGGCGTAAACCTGCAAACCGCACCGACCACAAACAGTGTGTACATTACGCAACTTATTGAACTGATACAGTACTACAAGGCAAGTATGTACAATGAGCTGGGACTAAATGCAAACTACAACATGAAACGGGAACGCCTTAATTTGGGCGAGGTAAGTATGAATGTAGATGTACTTTTGCCGTATGTGGATAATATGCTAAAAGAAAGACAAAATGCAGTTGAGAAAATTAATGCGATGTTTGACACCGAAATTTCGGTTAAACTTGCTTCAAGTTGGGGTTTGGAAAGGGATAATTACAACGCTTTGGCGGCTGATTTGTCAGCATCCGCAGAAACGACCGAAGAACCCGACCCGACAGAGGAAACCCAAGAAACAACGGGAACGGAAACAGAGGAAACAGAGGAAACAGAAGAAACAGAAGAAAATAAAGACGATAAGCAATGAAATGCAGCGAACTATTTACAAAGGATAACGGGATATTCGCAACGGTTTTTAAGACTGAATATCCGACAGAGTACGCCGCAATTTTCGGCGATACCGACCCGACCAAGCTAGACGCTTACGCCTTACTGATGTACGGCGGAAAGACCGTTGTAAGCAGCATAACCGGCGACAACGCAAGAGATATTGTTTCGGCGGTGATTGCGGTAAACGTGCAAGGTTGGGAACGTGAAGCGGCGGCGATGTTAGCCGATTACGATGTACTGACACCCGTAACGGGCAGCGTTGAACGGACGGAAACCGTCACTTTGCAGGAAAGCACCGACAACACCGAAACGGGCGCAAACAAGGCGTTTAATGACACCGATTTTTCAGACAGCGACCGAAAGACCGCAAACGATGAGAGAAACCGCACAGAGGAACGCCAAACAACCGAAACAAGCAAAGGAACGGGCGCAAGCAAATCAATTTCGACCGAAATTGCAAAAGAATTGCAGTTAAGGCGTGATAATTGGAGAAAAAACATTATCTTTGCACTTATAAGAGAATTAACAACGAGTATTTACGAATAACTAATTTAATTTTTAGCAATATGGATGTAAAACAGATTTACACGCTTATTAACAGCGTATCGGGTGAAGTGTTGGGAAAGACTGACATTGTAACCGAGGATTTAACGGGTATTGTGGATTTGGGCAAAGAAGTGTTCAATCAAAATGCAGTGGATAATTACGTTAAATCACTTGTAAACCATATCGGCAAGGTGATTTTCGTAAACCGACCTTATGCGGGCAAAGTGCCGAGCGTTTTAATGGATGCGTGGGAGTTTGGCAGCGTGTTGGAAAAGATTTCGGCAGATGTACCCGAAGCAGAGGAAAACGACACATGGAACTTGACAGACGGACAGAGTTACGACCAGGATGTTTTCCACAAACCGACCGTTACCGCAAAGTTTTTCAACTCAAAGGTTACGTTTGAAGTGCCTGTATCAATCACCGAAAGACAGGTTAAGGAAAGTTTTAGCAACGCAGCACAACTTAACGGCTTTATTTCGATGATTTATGCAGCCGTTGAAAAGTCAATGACTATCAAGGCGGACGCTTTGATTATGCGCACTATTAACAATATGATTGCGGAAACCGTGTTGGCTGATGCGCAAGCGTTTGGAGCAACGGCGGCAGGTGATATGGCAGGGGCAAACCTTTCCAGCGCAAGCACAGCAAGATGCGTAAACCTTTTGAAGTTGTACAAGACGAGCGCAAACACAACACTTACGGCTGAACAGGCGCTAACCAACCCCGATTTTATCCGCTTTGCGTCTTACGTAATGGGAACTTACGCCGACCGCCTGCAAAGCATTTCCACCGTGTTCAATATTGGCGGCAAGGAACGGTTTACGCCGAAAGATATGTTACACGTTGTACTTTTGTCCGACTTTGCGAAGGCAGCGCAAACCTATCTTTATTCCGACACGTTTAACCGTGGTGATGTGCTTTTGCCGCAAGCCGAAACCGTACCTTTTTGGCAGGGCAGCGGACAGAACTACGAGTTTGCCGGCACGGGTAACATTAATATCAAGGAAAGCGGCGGCAAAGCCGTTGAAATTTCGGGCGTGTTGGGCGTAATGTTTGACCGTGATGCGTTGGGCGTTTGCAATCTTGACAGACGAGTAACAACGAACTACAACGCAAAGGCAGAGTTTTTCAACAACTATTACAAGTTTGATGCAGGGTATTTCAACGATACAAACGAAAACTTTGTAGTATTCTTTATTGAGTAACTCAATAGGTATTAGATTGTTTAACTTTGGCGGTGTGGTGCATGTGAAAGCGCACCGCACCGCCTTTTTTCTTGCAGATATGACAAAGATAAACTTTTATTCATACAACGGACACCCGAACACGGTAAACAAGCAGTTGGGCGAGTTTACGGTGATTGAGGGCGATTTGCGGCAAACTTTCGATGTGTTGCACCCGACCGTAACACTACGAAAGCAACCCAGACCGACTTTCAATTATTGTTACATACCCGATTTGGGGCGTTATTATTTCGTGGATAGAGTAAGTTTTGAGGGAAACAACGCCTACGAACTTGCATTGCGTATTGATGTGCTTAAAACCTACGAAAGCGAAATTTTGGCGGCAACGGGGCGTGTATCTGAAAGCGACAACCCCGACCCGTATATTTCAAACCGTGATAC